TCACGAATGAGTTCATTTGTTCTACGCATTCTTTCTTTAAGAATGTTATTCATTGTAGAAAAAATCTTGATATCCAGAAGGTCTTCCACAATCTCTCTACGATGTGAAGAAGTCAACTGCATAAATGGAACGAAGGTTGCAGATCCAAGAATTACGGTCTGGGTAAAAGACTTGTAGTTGAGTTTTAAAATACCTTCCTCAAGTTTCTTTTGTTGATCTTGAGCTGCAGAATCTTGATCCTGAACTTTACCATCAATCCAGATCTCAAAAATATTCGGTTTAATTCCTCTTACTACCTTATAGTCCCGATTTCCAATCGTAAATTCGATCTCCACAAGACAATCCTTCTCATTTACAGAGTTAATGAGTTGAGGTTTATTGATCTTTCGGAATGGTTTATTATACAGCACAAAAGTAAGAGCATCCAAAATGGTACTCTTACCAGAACCATTCGTTCCGACAATTAGATTTGTTTGAGCGTCTTGGAAGTTTACTTCAGTAAATTGATTTCCAGTAGAAAGAAAATTACGCCACTTAATCGTTTTGAACAAAATCATATTTTCTGGGAGGAATCACAAAGTCATCAGGGGTAATGATAGCGTACCTATAATTATACTGGTGGCAGGTCTTTATTGCAAGTTCTGGATCAACTTCTACAACTTCCATCTCAGGATAATCATCCGCTTCTAAAAGACCAGCAAATCTTTCTGCATCGTCTTCATCTTGAAAAAAGTACAGAGTCTTATCGCCATCGTTATCCGCTACAGCATATGCGCCGTCTTCATCTCCGTATGGCGTGATCATGTACATACTTATTCTATTTCGCAGGCTTCTTGATAGACCTCTCGTAAAAGTTTTTTGACTATTTCTTTGTCTAAGTCAAAATCAGAGTCTTCAACATATTTATTTAAAATGGTGATAGTATCCTCTATTTTTTCCTGATCAAAATCAACATCATCGTCGTTAACTTCAAAGTTTTCAACGATTTTAATATCTACAACTCCTGTCTTATAGATCTTATCTACAAACTTTTCAAAAAGAAGTTGATCAGATTTTTTACGAACTATAATCTTAACAATCTTATCTTTGCAAGGAGTTGTATTGAATAACTTTGGATTTTGATCCTCATAATAAATTCTTTCAAACATATTATAAGGATTCTGGACGAACTCTAATTCAAAAGTTTCAGTATCAAAAAAGTTAAATCCTCTTTTATCATCTACATCATTCCAATAAAGTTGGTAAGGATTTCCGAGATAAAAGATCTTACCATTATTAGAACGAGTGTGATAATGTCCAGAACACACAATTCTGAAGTTATCAAACACATTAACTTCCATTCCGTGTTGTTGAACATTTCCTGGATACACACTGAATCCATTTAGTTCAAGATGTCCAAATGCCGCTTTTGCTTTGGTTTTAGAAAGTTTTTCTAAAGTCTCTTCACGATTCTCAGGAGAAATCCAGGGAATCATAAAAGTTTTCAATCCAGCAACTTCATATTCACCAGGACTAGAAATAGGAACAATGTTGTCATACTCTCTTAACAGGGACTCAATAGAGTTGACTTCATTGGTGTTTTTATAATATGCATCATGATTTCCCACGATCTGATATACTTGAATACCAAGATCACGAAAACGATCATAAACATTTTCCTTTGCCCAATTTAGAGCCCAGAAATCAACACTTTTACGATTATCAAATGCATCTCCTAAATGAATACAATGTTTAATGTTTCTCTTTTCCAATTCAGGAAAAAAGACATCTTGATAAAACTTTTTAAAATAATCATGAAAGGTTTTACTACCTTTTCTGGCCCCATAATGGGTGTCAGTCACACAAGCAATTAATGTCATTGATACATTTTTGTTTGAATAGAATCTTTAATGCTATTATAGTCGGAAGCATTGCCGTAGTCATCATCAACGGTAAACACTTCATCATATCCTGATCTTTCAATGATCTTAGAACGAATTTCCATCTGTTTCTTTTCCTTTTGGATTCTTCTCAGAAATGCATAGTGAATAATCTGAGTGAAGTAAGCAAAAGGATTGGAAGATTTTTCTGGATTGAAATTGTGAATGTACTGAACACAATTCTCAATACCGTCACAAATCATGTCCTCACGGAACATGTAATTGACAAAGTTTGGTTTGTAAGATAAGTGAGTAGCAATTTTTAAGAAACATTCGCCAAGATAATTGGTGATACGAGGTTTTGGTTCACCATTCTCCGCAGCTACCTTGACTTTTCTTTTATACTCGCATATTGCTTCTAAAAATTCTTTGTTATTTACATAATGTTCTGATCTTTTTCTTTTAGGTGCTTGCATTTCATAAGTCCCCGTTATTATTAATTGTTCCTATTATAACATTATGAACAATTCTTGACAAGACCCCCAAATATCCTGTACAATTACTCTGTGGAGTTTCAAAGATTAGCTTTCTTTAATATCTGATTGGCCTCTATAAAGTTTTTCAAATCTTTTTCGTGCTTCAGAAACAGACGAGAGATATCCCATTTCTGGAGTTAGAGAATTTTTTGAATTTTTTTTATCTTGTTGTCTTAAAAATTTGTGATACATTTCAATAGTCTCTTCATCACGAACTTCACTGATTGTAAGAACTTTATCCATATCCAGTAAAAATGTATCATCATCAGCAAATTTAAGCCATGGATCTATTTTGTATCCTTGCATTCCAATTTGTTTCATAACAATTACTTCAATAGTTACTGGATTATTGAGTATTAACATTGTTCTACCTTCTTCTTCAGAAGGACAAACGATAGAAAATATCTCTTCTCCAGAAATTAATTTGATAACTGCATAGAAATCTTCTTCCATCATTCTTTTAAATTAACTTGAACAAATTCGTAGTTAAAATTCTCTTCATTATAGATTTTGACTCTTTCTATCAGGTGATTTAATGTATAATTTTTTCTTGAATTTTTAGTACAATCATCAGCAATATCATAAAGAACTGCTTGAGTTTTATTATCACCTTTTCTTAAAACTCTTCCTATTGATTGGAGATTTCGTATTCTTGATTTACTTGGTGAAGCAAAAATAACATTATGGAGATTTTTGATGTTAATACCAGTGGAAAATGTTCCATAAGATGCAACAATAATTGCATTTTGTTCTCTTTCAGTAATTTCTCTAACTAATTCCCTTTCTTCCGCATCAATTCCACCATGAACATAAAAAACTTTACGACCATCTTTAGCAGAATTATTTATTGATTCATATAAAGGTTGACCATGAGTTTCAACTCTAGAGAAAAGAACGAGAGTGTTTCCTTTGAGATCTAATGCCAAATTTTTAATAAAATTATTTCGTTTTGGATGACCAATAATGAACTGAACTTCATCTTCAAAATTTTCAAATTGTTGTGGATTATGCTTGAGAATAATGATCTTGATTTGAAGTTTAGAAAGATGTCCTTTGTCAATTAACTCTTTAGTTTGAGTGACTTTATAAGAAGGTCCAAATAAACCCTCTAATACCCATTTATGCGTTTGAGTACCATCAAGTGTACCCGTAAAACCGAACCTATATTTGGTATTATCCAGTTTAGTCATAATACCGACTAAAGATTTGGACTTAAATTGATGAGCCTCATCTCCAATGACTACATCAAAAGCATCATAAAAATTTCTAGGAAGTTTGTAAATAGACTGCCAAGTGGTGATAACTACAGGATACTCATTAGTCTTCTCACGACCACTGTATATGCGGTGGCAATAGTCCTCTGCGTTCCATCCGTAATCTTGGAAGTCTTTGAACATCTGTTCAACCAGGGAGGTTGTAGGGACCACTAGGAGGATCTTTTGATCTCTTTCTGCAAAGTATCTGACAATAGAATAAATCATCAATGACTTACCTGATGCAGTTGGAGAAATCAAAAGTTTACGATTATATCTCAGTGCATCATAAACTGCATCTACTTGGTAATCTCTTGGTTTGTGCTTAGAGATGCGAGTCATATAATCTTTTACTCCCTCATAAGAGATCATTTCATTCTCTTCTAAAGGAGTTCCGTAGAACTTATTATTTTTAAATTCTACTTGATAGTTCCATTTCTTCGCCCAAGAAACTACCTTATCGAGAAGACCGACATATATTTCTCCAGTATGAGTTGAGAAAAGACGAATCTTTCCATCCCAATACTTACTTCTGTACTGGGGCATAAACTTAGCTCCAGGTACATCAAAAGTAAAGTGTTCCGAAAGTTCCTGATAGATATGGGGTTCCGCTTCTATTTTCAGGAATACTTCGTTCTTTTTCGCAATTACAATATCAGTCATATCCTCTAATAAATTTCTGCCACTCAATCGCATTCTTGAGCTGATATGTTCTATT